CTACTTTCTTTAAGAGCTTGGGGTGCTAGTTCTAAAGCAGATGCCAAGAAGAAAGCTGCGGCTATTAGCAAAAGAAACAAAGCTAAGAAAGGAAAGAAGAAATGAATAAGAAGGTTAAAGCTCCTGCCGGTTATCATTGGATGAAGTCTGGTAGTAGTTATAAGTTAATGAAACATAGTGGTAAGTTTAAAGCTCACAAAGGTGCAAGTGTAATGGCTGATTTTAAAGTTCAGATGAAACATGCATCTCCTAAAAAAAAGAGAGGTAAGTAATGCCAAAGAAAAAGAAAGGCTTATACGCCAACATACACGCTAAGAAAAAAAGAATTAAGGCTGGTAGTGGCGAAAAGATGAGAAAGAAAGGAGCTAAAGGAGCACCAACAGCTAAGAACTTTAAACAAGCAGCTAAGACCGCTAAGAAAAGAAAGAAGAAATAATGCCTAGATTCGGTAAGACAAGCAAAGCAAGACTTAAGGGTGTAGACTCTAGGTTAGTCAACGTTCTTAATGAGCTTATTAAGATAATGGATGTTACCATTATTGAAGGATTGCGTAGTGAAGAACGACAGAAAGAGCTGTTGGCTAAGGGAGCTACCAAGGTTAAATACTCAAAGCATATGGAAGGTAAAGCTGTGGATTTAGCTCCCTACCCAATAGATTGGAAAAACAGAGATGGGTTTCACTATATGGGTGGCATGATTAGAGGCATTGCAAAACAACTAGGTCTTAACGTAAGGTGGGGAGGAGATTGGGATTCTGATGGAGATGTTAAAGACAATGGCTTTGACGATTTAGTTCACATAGAGATAAGAGACTAATGCCTAAAGCGTTTTTAAATATTGATGATTTTGGCAGAGGTATAAATACTGTTAAGAATCCAAGAGATTTGTCTATAGGCGAGGCAGTTGAAATAGAAAACTTTGACTTATCTAATAGAGGAGAGCTAAGACCAAGAGGTTTATTTAAAACTGCAACAGATGGTAGTGCGGTTACTTTGCAATCTAATACAGTCCCAAAACATACAGCGTCTATTAATCCCGGTCACGGATTGTTTTATTTTGAGGCAGATGACCCAGCAACCGCAAGAGGTGTTTCCATAACAGGAAATGGAAGTACTGGAGTTATAGCAGATGGGCCAGATGGTAGTGGAAAATATGTTTTAATATTTTACGATAGTAATAAAATATTTATAAATGAAGCAAGTACTTTTTGGGCAGCTAATAATTTAGATGGTGGCAATACTAACGATAAAGCTATTATAAGAATAAGTGGAAGTGTTTCTAATGATGGCATATACAATGTTACTGGAGGTGCAAGTTTTGGTGCTCGTGCTGGAGACTTTCAAACATCTGCTGATTTTGCAGATGGTACTTGTGATACTGAAAATGGTTCTGATATAGTAAATCATAATACAAATGCAAATATTGCTAGTTTAGCCGTAGGAAGAGTTATTACTGGAACTGGAATACCAGATGATACAACTGTTGTAGGTATAGTTTCATCTGCTAGATTTAGGATATCTAATAACGCTACAGCAGATGGAACAAATGTAACATTAACTTTTAAAACGCATTTAAATTCAGTTACAATGAATGGTTGTGTCTTAACTGTAAAAGAAAGTCAATTTGTTACTGAGCAAGTTGGTAATGGAGTTACTGTAAGTATAGGGTTAGAAGGTTTTGTAGGAGATAACTTCTTAGCGTTAGGAAACACAGATGATAATAAAATAGATATATACTCAGATTCCTCAGACGCCTTTACTCCAGATGCAATATCTCAAATATATCTTGATGAAGATGGAGACATAGACAGCAATCCTAAATTTAATTTTTATTATGCAGATAATATATTAAGAGCTTCTGATGGTAATTTACAAAATAGAGCTAAAACAAGATGGTATGGAAAAATAAATAATAGGCAACAATTTAATTATATTGAGCAAGATAGCGGAACTGGAGATTTAGTATCTGCATCTAATATAACAAAAACTATATCTCAATCAATAGAAAGTGCATTTTATGAAGAAGAAAATGATTTAGCTTCTCCAACTAGTGCACCCTTTACAGCGTCTGGTAGTGTTGATGGCTCTACTGAGTTTCCAACTAAAGGAGCTGGATGGGGATTAAGTGTCGCAGAGGGAACAGCAGAGGGTTCTTGGGAAAGTAAAACATACGAATTTGCATGTTCTTTTATATATGACAAAAATCAAGAATCCTTATTAAGAATTTTCAATACAGACGCTACTGGTACTACAAAAGCGACCTTTACAAATACTACTGGATTTAAAGAGTTAATATTTAATGTATTTGCAGAGCAAGAGTTATTAGCTGATAGTGGCTCAAATATTAATGAGACGGGTGGTTATGGAGTAGGGGTTTCTTCTTTTACTGTAGATGGAACTTCTCCAAATAATAACTATAATATTGGAGATGTTGTTCTTGACCAGTATAATAGAAAAATTGGGCATGTAAAAACTCTTACCGGAACTTCAATTAATTTTAGAGAACCTACATTAGTAGGAATAGCTGATGACGATAATTTGTATTATAACGCTGCTTATGCAAATAGAATTACTGGTGGTAGAATTTATATAAGAGAAGCAGGAACTAATGAAGATTGGTCAATGATTGCAGACATAGATATAACAAAAGGAGTAAGGGCTAGTTTTGCCGGAGAGTATTTGCCTTGGGTTCAAGATGATGCATCTTCTCAAGAATTTAGAATTACTTCGAGTACTGCAAATTCAAACAGAGGTACAGATTATTGGAGATTGTCTTTAACAGATTCAAACTTAGATACCTATTCAAGTATTAATGGATTTTCTCAATCAACAACTCAAATAGCATTTGGAAAAGCTGGCTCTGGTTTTAAAACTGCAATTATTTGCAATAGAAGAGCTTTTGTAGCAAATATAAAATATGACGAAGGAGATTCTGATGTTGAAGTTGAAGAGTTTCAACACTTTGGAGATAGGATTATGTTTAGCGAAATTGGTAAATATGATACTTTTCCAAACTCAAATTCTATAGATGTTACAAAAGGAGATGGAGAAGATTATGTTAAGCTGGAAACCTATTCAGACAGATTACTTGCTTACAAACAAAGAACTTTACAAATATTAAATGTAGCATCTCCTTCCCCATCTAATTGGTTTTTAGAAGATACTGTGCAATTTGCTGGTATAGCAAATCCATATTCTATATGTAAAGGAGAAGACGGGGTCGTTTGGGCAAACTTAAATGGTTTGTTTTTATACAATGGTGGAGAAGTTAGAAATTTAGTAGAAGGAAAAATAAGTGCAAGTGATTGGGCTACTTTTTGTGCAGACAAAGAAATGGTGTTAGGATATGAGCCAAAAGAAGACCAGATTATAATAGTTGACAAAGCATCGGTTGCATTACACGCATATATTTATAATTTAAAAACAAATTCTTTTTCTTATGGTAAGTATTTAGCTCCTAATTCAAGTGGTTCTTTTACTCCAACTATTACTAATTTTGTTAATACAAGTAAAGGTCAGTTAATATCTGCTTACGATGTTCAGTCTACTGACTTAGCAAGTGCTGGAAACAACACAATACATTTTACAGAATGGGATGAAAGCCCTACTACTTTTGGTCATTATAAACTTGTAACTCCAGACTTTAATTTTAATTCTCCTTCTACAATTAAAAAGATTTATAAAATATACATTCATTATAGAAGTACTGCAGATGTTACAGTAACAGCAGCGATGGTTTATTATCAAGTAAACCAAAATAATACTTGGACTGCTTTTAATGCTGGTAGTATGGCTAGGTCTGAATCAAGTGGAGCTGGTTATGACATAGCTGTATTTACACCATCAGCTACTTTTGAATGTCAAAGCGTTGCTATTAAAATAGAGCCTACAGTTACTACAGGGCTTTATATAAATGATATTCAAATTGAATATAGAAACGTTAGAAAGAGAGTTAGTTAGTGTCTAGAGATATAAGAAGATTAATTAATTCTGTTGAGCAACCTCAAACTTTTAGTGATGGTGCACCAGCATCTTCTTTACAAGAAGGTGGAACGTTAGTATCTTTAGACAATGGCAAATTAGTTGTTAGGAGAAAGCATAAGGGAGTAGTGTTTAAATCTACTATGTCTCGTGACGGTAATCAAGTAGTAGATAAAAACCTTGATGTTAAGGGAAGGGTAAAGGCTAGAATTAATTTAAAAGATTTAATATTTGATAAAGGCCCAGACCTTGAGATAACTAGTGATGCAATCACGGTTACTCATTCATTTCACGATGTTGATGTAAGTGGAGGGTCTGCATCTACCGATGATTTAGAAACTATAAATGGCGGAGCTGATGGTCAAATATTAATTTTACAAGCCAAGAACAGTAGCAGAACAATAGTTATTAAAAATGGAGTAGATAACATCCATGTAAAAGGAAATTCTGATTTTAGTTTAGATACTAATACTGATATAGCTGTTTGTATTAAGCTAGGTGGCGATTGGTATGTTATTATAACAGAAAGTTTTTAGCGAATTAAAGGATATAATTATGTCATACGATAAAGGTAAAACAATAAAGGAATATATGCAAGGTGGCTATGCCCAACCTATGGAGTATGCTAATGGTGGTTATATTCCCGGAGTATCTAGAGCTTTGTATGGTGCTGGTCTTAATAGAAGAGTAGGTATAGCACAAGATGAACAAAGAGAACAGGCTAAGGCTTTAGAAAAACAAGGTAAAAGAAGAGGTTTGTTTAGTACATTAGGAAGTTTAGGTGGTACTGCTCTTGGTGGATTAGCTGCAACAGCACTTGCAGGAGCAACAGGAGGATTAAGCTTACTTGCTATGCCGGCTATAGCTAAAGGTTTAGGCTCTGCTGCTGGTTCTTTTGCTGGAGAAAAACTAGCAGGAGCAACAGCAAGTGATGAGTTTAAAAACGTAGGTCAAGAATCTTCTACTGGTTTATTAGATAGTGGATTTAAAGAGCTAGGAGATATAAGAAAAGAATATGGAGAAGGGGCTTTGGGTCGGTCTGCAGTTACTGGTTTAAGAACTGGATTAATGGTTGGTGGAGCAGATAAATTACAGGGGGCTTTAGGTGATTTTGGTTCTAGAACATTTGGAACAAATGCAGAGCAATTTGGAAGTAAAGTAACAGAGCAAGCTTTATTAGATAATCCATATCTTTCAACAATGAGTGATGCAGATGATGCTTGGGCTGCTGGAGCGGATTATTTTGGTTCTGAGGCATTAACTCAATTTCAAAACCAAGGTGGCAAAGTATACGGATATGAAGATGGTGGGGAAGCAATAAATTTTAAAAAAGAATATTTTGATAGAGATTTTCCCAAAGATTCTTTCAAGGCAATGATAAAAGAAGCTGTTGATAGAGGGGAAATAGACCCTAGGGAAGGGTTGCAGCATATACTTAATAAACAACAAAAAGATTTTATGAAATCTCAAGATGATACCTCGAATGTTTTATATAAACAATTAGAAAAATCTGGATACGCAGGCGGTGGCTTAATAAACATGCTACCATTTAATAGGAGAATTATGTAATGGCAGATACAGTACCAGCTATGCTAGAACCCGGTGAGTATGTTATACGAAAAGATGCCGCTGAGGAAATAGGAATAGACAATTTAAATATGATGAACAATATAGACAGGTCTAGCCAGATGTATATGAATCATGGTGGCTTAGTCCCTCAATTACAACATGGTCACTCAGCTATAGATGAGTTGTTAGCTATAAATACATTAAACAACCAAAATAATGTAGACATGACTAGGCAAACAGGCATGTTTAACCAAGGTGGTCAAGCAAAATCTCCTCCTCCGGCTGTCGGTATACTTGGAGAAGTTCCATCATCTGAAATAAAAAAATTATTAATGTCTGATGAATTTAATCTTAGTCCTCAAGACCCAGACCCTTTGCAAATAGATGCAAGGATGCGTGGAGAATTTAAAAATATGGGCACTATAGGTGCTGTAGATTCTAATAAGTATTATAGTAACTTACTTAACGAAGCTATGAAAGATAGAGAGATGCTTGAAAAAGCTTCTTTCTTAGAAGGTTATGCACCATCAGAAGAAAAAATTGAGCAAGATATATTTAAAGCTCTTGATTACTTTTCAAGAAAATATAAAAAATCTCAAGAAGCACAGGGTTATAGTAATGGTGGTACTGTTGGATATGGAGGTCAAACATCTGATGTAATGACCTTAGAAGATATATACCAAATGACAGGTCAAAGAGTAGACGACCCTACTGGAGCAGGGTTAAAAGAATATGATGCTTCAAGAGAAGGGGGAGCGTTAGCTGACTATAGTAGGCAAGTAGGTGGATTACAACAACAAGGAATGGGTATGATTGGTCAAGCTACTCAACAAGCACAAGGTATGGGCGGTGGCTTT